ACGAAGAGTAGGTCTAAAGGCGGTGTTGTTCGACGCCAACGTGGTGGCGGCATGAAGATGACCAAGTACAAGTCTAAAGGTGGTACTGTGCGTCGTCAACGTGGTGGTGGAATGAAAATGACTAAGTACAAGTCTAAAGGTGGTACTGTGCGTCGTCAGCGTGGCGGTGGTATGAAGATGACCAAATATCGCTCTCGTGGTGGCCGTGCAAGGTAATGCGTAAAAAACGTGATCCTAAAGTTGGTACAGGAAAAAAACCTAAAGGTTCTGGACGCAGACTTTATACTGATGAAAATCCAAAAGATACAGTTGGTATAAAGTTTGCTACTCCAGCAGATGCTAGGGCTACAGTAGCAAAGGTTAAACGTATAAATAAACCTTATGCCCGTAAGATACAGATACTAACTGTAGGAGAACAACGTGCCAAAGTTATGGGTAAAACTCAAGTAGCTTCTATATTTAAAAAAGGTAAAGAGGCTCTAAGAAAAACAAGAGGTACAAATGTCAAAATCAAAAAGTAAATCACCTACACCAAAGAATAAACCGTTATATGCAAGAGTAAAGGCAGAGGCTAAACGTAAGTTTAAAGTATATCCTAGCGCCTATGCCAATGCTTGGCTAGTTAAGACATACAAGAAGCGTGGTGGTACTTACGCATGAGCTTGAAAGAATGGTTTGGAAAAGGCCCAAAAGGAGATTGGGTGGACATTGGTGCGCCTAAAATTAAGGGCAAGTTCCAAGCCTGTGGACGTGCGTCTACAAAGTCAAGCAAAAGAAAATATCCAAAGTGTGTGCCACGGGCCACAGCTAATAAAATGACTGCTTCACAAAGAAAAAGCGCAGTGGCAAGAAAGCGATCAAAAGCTCAAGGTGTTGGTGGCAAACCTACTAACGTCAAAACATTTGCTAAAAAGAAAACAACTAGAAAAAGGGCTAAAGCATAATGGCAGTTTCAGGTACATATGACTTTAACCTTGATATAGACGAGGTTATACAAGAAGCTACGGAGATGATTGGGGGCGAAGATACTCTTGGTCATGAACCTGCTTCTGCACGTCGCTCTATCAACCTTATGCTTAAAGATTGGCAGAACAGAGGTGTGCTTCTTTGGAGTACTTCTGTTTCTAATGTAACTGTATCTGCAAGTGTAGCTAACTATTCTCTATCTTCTTCTACTGTAGATGCTCTAGAAGTTGTTATAAATAGAGATGATACAGATTTACAGCTTGAACGTATAACTCCTGAAGAGTATCTTCTTATACCTAATAAGACACAGAAGGGTCGTCCTAATCAATACTCTATTCGTAGAGGTCGTGATAACCCAGTGCTGTCTCTATGGCCCCTACCCGATAACTCTACAGACATTTTGAAGATAGAGCTTGTATCTGAACTTCAAGACGTGAACAAATCTGCTATACAAAATGCAGACTTGCCTAAAAGATTTTTGCCTTGCTTGACCTGCGGTCTTGCCTATTACATGGCAATGAAGCGTCCTCTTGTTCCTGAAAATAGGATCATGATGTTGAAGGCAAACTATGAAGAACTTCTTATGAGAGCTATGGAGGAAGATCGTGAAAGGGCTTCTATGTATCTTCGTCCTAGACTAAGGTATATATAGTGGCTAGTAATAAAAATGCTCTAGCTATGTGTGACATATGTGGGTTTGTATATCCACATAGAGTAATGCAAATGAATAGCTATGGGATGCTGGTATGCCCAGAAGACTTTGAAGGACAGTTCGATCTGAAGAACCATCCTCAGAATAAAGTACCTGATGTAAGAGATAATCCAGCTATTCTCAATCCTCGTCCAGATGTGGGCGGTAGAAATCTTACATGGAGCGAGGCTTCAAGTACTTGGGGATCAACAGATAAATATTGGAATCTAATATGACAGATTTAACAAGCCAACTAATATCAAATACATATAAGAAGATAATACTTGTTAGTTCCTCTGCAACTAATACCGGTGTTAATACTTCTCTTAAAGCTGTACAAACTGGTGATGGAGAAAACACTGCATTGAAGCTGGCAACGAATGCAGTGCAGATTACTGGTGCGCTGGGAGTAACTGGTAACGTATCTTTAGATTCAAATCTTCATGTAGATGATGCTGTATGCGCCAGTGCTTTCTATGGAGATGGTTCTAATCTATCAGGTGTAACAGCTACAATTGGTGGTAACATATCTGTTAGTAATGCTACAGTAGGTGGTAACTTACATGTTGCTGGAACTGCTACAGTAGCTGGTGCTACGCATCTGCAAAGCACAGTATCAGTTGGTGGGGCTGCACACTTTGGCTCTACAGCAACGGTAGCAGGGGCAGCACAGCTTCAAAGCACAGTAACGGCTGTAGGTGCTGCTACATTTAAGTCTACAGTTACAGTAGAGAATGCAGCTATACTTAAAAACAATGTGTCAGTTGGTGGCACGTTTGCAGCGGCTGGTGCAGGAACATTTACTTCTAAGACAGATTTTAAAAATGATGTATCAGTCAGTGGTCGCCTAGATGTAGCAACGTCTGTTTGTGTTGGTGGCATTGCAAAGTTTAGAGACAATGTGTCTGTAAGTGGAAACATAAATGTAGTTGGTAATGTAACTGCTGCTGAGTTTCATGGTGATGGTTCTAATCTTACAAACGTAGAAGCTGAACTTGGTATTACTACAAATATCTCTGTATCAGGATTTATACATGCTGGTGGTAGCGTATCTGTTAGTGGACCCTTCAATGTTGTGGGTGCAGCTACATTCCAGAGTGGTGTATCTGTAAGTGGTAATGCTAATATCAATGGAACACTAACTGTGGCGGCTGCTACATCTCTGGCATCTACACTTACAGTTGGTAGCATTGCAACATTTAAAGATGATGTAAGTGTAAGCGGTGATACAAGACTAGGTGGTACAGTTACTGTAGGTGGTGCAGTAAGTCTTGCTTCTAGCCTAAGTGTGGGTGGTGCAGCAAACTTCCTGAGTACTGTAACAATAACTGGTAACAATGTTCAGGCAGCTAATGCAAGAGTATGTGCAAGTGCCTACTATGGAGATGGCTCAAACCTTACTGGTATTAGTACATCAATAGAAGGTAACATATCTGTAAATAATGTTTTAGTTGGTGGGACACTTACAGTAGTTGGTGCCGCACAGCTTGGGTCTACAGTAACTGCTGTTGGTGCAGCTACTTTTAAAGACGCTGTATCAGTATCAGGTGGACTTACAATAGGTGGTGCAGTAGCTGTATCAGGTGGCTCTATTGATCTACGAACAAGTGCTTCTGATCCTGCATATATTAGATTTTACTGTGAGTCTGGTAATGCTCACTATGCTCAACTAAGATCACCACCTCACTCTTCTTTTAGTGGCAATCTAACTATTACACTACCAGTTAGCACAGCAACAATAGTTGGTACATCTACTACTGATACTCTTACTAATAAAACTTTTGGTGATGCAGTTAAGTTTGAGTCTACAGTAACTGTCAGTGGTGCAGTTAGCATTGGCGGTGCAGTAAGCATTGGTGGTGCTACAAATTTAGCAAGCACGGTTACTGTGGTGGGTGCTGGTACATTTAAAGATGATGTATCCGTATCAGGCAATGTAAACATAGGTGGCACAGTAACTATAGGTGGTGCTGTATCATTAGCATCTACATTGTCAGTAGGAGGTGCAGCACACTTTGGTTCAACAGTAACGGTGGCTGGTGCAGCAATCTTTGAAGATGCAGTGTCAGTATCTGGTGCAGTAAATATAGCTGGTAACACTTCTATTGGTGGTACACTAATAACAACAGGTAAGGCAGAGTTTGAGGATGATGTATCTGTCTCTGGTAATACTGTGCTTGGAGGCACTGTAAGAGTTGTAGGGGCAACATCATTAGAAGGTGCGGTTGATCTTAATAGCACTCTTACTGTAGCTGGGGCAGTCAGCTTAAACTCTACACTTAGTGTTGGTGGTGCAACCAATCTTCTTAGTACAGTAACGGCTGCTGGTAATGCTGGCTTCTTAGGCACTGTGCGAGTATCTGGTAATACCTCACTAGAGGGGCAGCTACAACTAACTGAGTCAGCGGCTGCTGCTGTACATACTACAGCTATCAATGGTGTAACATCTGTATCTCTTAACTTTGGTATAGCACAGAACTTCTTTACCTCTGTTACTGCTGCACATACATTAGCAAGACCAACTAATGCAAGAGTAGGACAGGTTGGCAGCATTCTACTAATGCAGGATGGCGGCTCTGGTACACTATCTTATAATGCATGTTTTAACTTTATTGGTGGTACAGCGCCAACACTATCAACGGCTGATAATGCAGTGGATAGATTGGATTATATTGTTGTATCTGTTTCTTCTGATGACACTGCTGAAAATATTCAAGCAGTAATGACACAGGCTTATAGTTAGGATAAAAAGTAGTGGTATTTAGTAATAACTTATTAGCAGGTTCTTCAGGTCAATCTACAGGATATGAGATTGAGCAGTCAATCCGTTTTAATGATGATGATTCTGCTTATTTAACTCGTACTCCCGGAAGTGCAGGAAATCAAAGAACTTTTACTTTATCAACGTGGGTAAAGTTCAGCACCATTAAAGCGGATAACATTGTTTTTTCAAGTTGGATAGCTAGTGGGCCAAGTGCTTACGCATTAGTTTACATGGACGGTAATTTTCAGTTGCGTTTTGAAGATCAAAACAATACTAAAATTATTACTACTAGAGTTTTTAGAGATGTAGCAGCTTGGTATCATATAGTTATAAGAGTGGACACAACAGACGGCACTTCTGGTGATCGCTACCAGATGTATATAAATGGTGAGCGGCAAACAAGTTTCAGCACCGAAAGCCAACCCGCCCAAAACTATCAAACTAACATAAACAAAGCGCAGCCTCATTACCTTGGCCGTAACGGTTATAGTTTGGCAATGCTCTATAGTGATTTGTACCAAGCTGAGACACATTTTCTTGATGGCACAGCATATGATGCTAGTTATTTTGGTAAAACTAATAGTGCTACAGGACAATGGATTCCGAAGAAATATACGGGAGGTAATTACGGCACCAACGGCTTTTACATCACAGGTGAAACAGCCAGTGATCTGGGTGAGGACTTCTCAGGCAACAACAATGATTTTACCAGCAGTGGCCTAACCAGTGCCGACAAACGAAATGACTCACCTACTCTAAATAAGGCAACTTTAAATCCTTTAAACACTGGCAGTAATTTAACTTTGTCCGACGGAAATCTTACCGTTAATGGAAGCGGAACGTCGGGGTTTTGGCATAGATCAAATGCTACACAAGAATTGACTTACAAAACTTATTGGGAAGTGCAGGTCACTAGCTATTATGCGTTTGCTTTTGGTCTTAATCCAAATGGCGTTAACCCTACATCTGGAGTTAATAACGCTGCGGGAAATACTGGTGTCGCTCTTCAACGCAATGAGGTTTTCATTCAAGGTAGTTACGCTAATGAAAGCAGCGGCGCTAGAACATTTCCAATTAGTAACGGTGACTATATTATGCTGGCTTATGATCCAGATCGCAATGCGTTTTGGGCGGGTGTAGAAGGCACATGGATGGACGGCACCGGGTCTAGTGCTTCTAGCTCTACTATTCTTTCAGAAATAGAAGGAAGCGGCACCAGCTATGCAATTTTTACAGGTATTGGGGTTGAACCTATTCCGTTTATAGCAATGTATGCATCAAATAGTGGTACAGTCCGTTTTAGTTCTGAAGATTGGGAAGGGACAGCACCAACTGGCTATGAGCAATTAGCTCCGTCTGCACTACCAGACCCAACCATTGCCGATCCGTCAAACCACTTTGACACTAAATTGTGGACAGGAAATGATACTGATGGTCGTGCAATAACTGGTTACAATTTTCAACCAGATTGGGTCTGGATAAAATCTCGTAGCGGAGCTTATTCTCATAACATCACGGATGCAGTACGTGGTGCGGGTGTTTATATACAATCAAATGGTACTGATGCACAGGTAAGTGGACCGGGTGCGTTTGGTTCTACACTTGCCTTTACAAGCGATGGTTATACGCTGGATAACGGAACATCAGATAATCTATACGTTAATGCTGGTGGTGAGACATATGTTGGGTGGGCATGGAAAGCTAATGGTTCTGGCAGCAGCAACTCTGATGGTAGTATTACATCCACAGTTTCTGCCGATGCGACTAGCGGATTTTCAATTATAAGATGGACAGGAACAGCCGCCAACGGAACTATTGGACATGGCCTTGGCGTCCAACCTTCACTTTACATACTGAAAAATACTGCCACGACAAATAGCTGGATTGTAGGATCAACTCTGTATGCAGCCACCGCTTATCTTTCAATAAATAACTCTGATGCGCTTGCTACAGGTGATGCCGCTGTGTTTAACAGCACACATCCAACCAGCAGCGTGATAAATTTAGGAAGTAACGTAGGAACAAATGGGTCATCTGGCGCAAATAACATGATTGCCTACTGTTTCGCAGAAGTAGAAGGTTTCAGTAAATTTACATTATACGAAGGTAACGCTAGTACTGATGGACCATTTATAAATTGTGGATTTCGTCCTT